TCTACATGATGGGGTTTAATCTGGGCGCGTTGCCGGTGCTGGATTGCTGGATTGACAAATCAAAGACAACTTTAGGCAGCGACGATTCCGCTTTCGAGGAAGCCCGCAAGACCGGCATCCTTGACAATCTTAAAGTCTACGAGTGCAAGCAGAGCATGGCGACCCTGCCGAGACAACCAAGGCACCCCAACCAATTCATGGTGACGGGTATCAGCGTCTCGCCGGTCAAGACGCGGGAGTTGCAAGCGCTGAAAAAGGTGCGCGGATGGTAAACGTCTGCGTGCTGAGAAGCGGCGGCGAATACACGCCCAAGCATGTGCAATGGCTGGCCAAGCAAGTTCCCGGGATGGTTTGCCTCTCGGATGTAAATGTCCCGGGTGTCCCGACCAAGCGGCTGCGGCACACATGGCCGAAGTGGTGGGCCAAGCTCGAACTGTTTTCCGGCCTCATCGACGACGACGTGATGTACTACGACCTGGATACGGTGGTGATTGAACCGATGGAAGAGCCGAAAAACACCACGGCCTTGTCTGACTTCTACCGGCCTGCGCTTCTGGCCTCCGGACTGATGTTTATCAAGCAGCAAGACAAGCGCCCGATTTACGAGGCGTTTCTAAAGTGTCCGTCTCTGCACATGGCCAAGCACCAACGCTTCCCGCTGATTGGTGATCAGGGATTCTTAAACGGTAAATTGCAAGCCGACCGCTGGCAGAATGTTGCGCCGGGGCAGGTGGTCTCTTACAAGGTGGATTGTCAAAACGGCCTGCCGGAACATACCAAGGTGGTGTGTTTTCATGGCCAGCCGCGCCCGTGGCACGTGAAAAGGAACTGGATCCCATGTTATTGACCACAGACGAAATCGGCCATCACCTCCGCATCGACGACGCGCTCACCGATCCGATGATCGAAATCTATGAAGCGGCGGCGGTGGATTACGTCAGCCAGTATTTAGGGCGGGATGTGCCGTGGTCTACGGACACGGAAAGTCAGGTATTCCCGGCCTCAATCAAGGCGGCGCTGTTGTTGATCATCGCTGACTTGTACGAAAACCGCGAGGCGGCCACCGCTGGCGTCAAAATAGAGCAGAATCCAACGGTCGACAGACTGTTAAGCCCCTACCGTGTTGAGTACGGCGTATGAGGTCCGGCAAACTAAGGCACCGCATCACCCTGCAAAATATGCAGCCGGTGCAGGATACGACCACCGGCGAAGTCTCTGACGAGTGGGCGGATGTTGCCACCGTCTGGGCCGCTGTCGAGCCGCTGTCCGTGCGGGAGTTTACCGCAGCGCAAGCGGTGCAAGCGAAAGTCACGACGATGATCATCATCCGCTACCGTCAGGGGGTTGACGCTTCCATGCGCATCCTGTTCGACGACAAAGTTTACAACATCGAGGGCGTGTTGGCCGACAAGAAATCCGGCCAGGAATATCTAACGATGCCGTGCTCGGAGGGCATCAACGATGGGTGATGTTGAGTTCAGTATCATCGGCCTTGACTCATTGCTGAAAAAACTGGAGGCGGTGAGCTACGACGTCAAACGCAAAGGTGGACGCTCAGCCCTTCGCAAGGCCGCGCAGGTGGTGCAGAAAGCCGCACAGCAGGGCGCAGAAGCCCTTGACGACCCATCTACCGGACGCAGCATTTCAAAGAACATCGCTATCCGCTGGAACAATCGCCTGTTCAAACGCACCGGCGCGCTCGGCTTTCGCGTGGGCGTATCCGGTGGGGCGGAGAGTTGGAAGAAGGGACAGGTCGTCGTCAAGGACAGCGGCGCAAAAACTCCCCACTGGCGGCTCCTTGAGTTCGGCACCTCGAAGATGCGAGCGCAACCGTTCATGCGTAAAGCCCTGGAATCGAATATCAACGAAGCGACGAACACGTTTGTCAAAGCTTACGAGAAGGCCATCGACCGCGCTATCAAACGCGCCGCAAAGGGTAAATGATGTATCCACCGATATTTGCCACATGCGCCGCAGACAGTGCTGTCACGGCCCTGCTCGGCACCACGCCGACGCGCCTGTATCCGTTTGGTGAAGCCCCGCAAGACGTGGCCAAGCCCTACGCTGTGTGGCAGATCATCAACGGCGCACCGGAGAATTACATCGCTGACGCGCCGGATGTGGACCGTTACAGCGTGCAGGTGGATGTTTATGCCGAGACCGGCGCGTCCGTGCGCAGCGTAGTCACGGCACTGCGCAACGCCATCCAACCCATAGCGCACATAACCGCGTGGCGCGGCGAAAGCAAAGAATCAGAAACCGGGCTATACCGCTATTCATTCGATTGTGACTGGTGGGTACAGCGATAATAACAGACCGTCGTGAGACGGACAGGAGGCAGCAATGAGCAAACTGACCCAAGGCACCGAGATCTTTTTCATCGACCCCGATACGTCGGCTGTGACCAAAGTCACCGGCGTTTCCACCTTCAACCCCGGCGGCGCTCCTGCCGACCAGATCGAAGACACCGACCTCGAATCCGACGTGCGCACCTACAAGCGCGGGCTGCGGACTCCCGGTCAAGCCACCATGACCATCTTCGCGGATCCGACCAACGCCTCACACATTCGCCTGCATGAGCTGTCGGTCGGTGTCGCCAACGAGAACATCAAGTGGGCCGTGGGTTGGTCTGACGGCACCGCAGACCCGACCGCAGACAGCAACGGCGAGTTTGTCTATCCGCAAGATTCCAGCCTCAACTACAACCGCACCTTCTACAACTTCGAAGGCTATGTGGCCGACTTCCCGTTTGACTTCTCCATCAACACGGTGGTGACCTCGAACCTCGCCATCCAGCGTAGCGGCACCGGCGTCTGGTACGCCAAAGGGGTGGCTGCATGATTTTCAGCCTTGACGGACTAAAGGAGGCGGGGGCGTTTTCGGGCGCTCCCGTCAAGAAAGACGTGTCGTGGGAGCAAGACGGCGAAGTCTTGACCGCGACCGTCTACATTCGGCGCATCTCATTCAAAACGTTTATGGCCGATGCCACTTGCAAAGGCGATGAGTCGCTGTTTGCGGCCGGGCGGATTGCCAGTTGCATCTGCGACCCGGCAGGCAAAGCCGTCTTTACCGTTGATGATATCACCGGCGATGCCGACCCACAGCGCGGACCCCTGGATTACAACCTGACCAAAGCTTTAGCCGACGCCATCGGTGAGGTGAATGGCATGGGAAAGCCGAAACCCTCGACGAAATAGAGGAACTCTGGCATGAGCTGGTCCTCTCTGGGATCGGCGGCAAAACCGTCGCCGAAGCCCAGGAGAACGTCAGCTATCATGAGTTTCGCAGGTGGCTGGAATTTCGTCAGTTACGAGGGCCGCTGCATTTTGGCACACGCATAGACCGGGCGGCGGCGCGGATGATGACCCTCTACATCAACGCCAACCGTTCTAAAGGAACCACCCCGGTGAGTTGGTGGAATTATTTGGTCTACGAGGAAGAGCCTGCCGTCTCCCTCGAAGACGCACGCAAGACATGGAATTAACGCATGGCCTCGAAGTCGCTCGGACAACTTACTCTCGACATCGTAGCAAAGATCGGCGGCTTTACCGCGCCGCTCGACAAGGCCGGGCGTCATGCCGACAAGCGCATGAAGGACCTGCAACGCTCCGGCAAGATTGCGGGCGCGGCCTTAAGTGTGGCGTTTGTCGCCGCCGCGGGCTCTTTGGCGCTGATGGCGAAGAAGGGCCTGCAGGCCGCTGACGATCTCGGCAAGACGGCGGACAAACTCGGCGTCACCACTGAAGCCTTAGCCGGATTGCGCCATGCTGCGGACTTGGGCGGGCTGTCGGTGCAGGGCATGGACAACGCCATCAAGTTCATGCTCAAAAACACCTCGGATGCAGCAAGAGGCACCGGCGAGGCCAAAGACGCATTTAAGGCTCTTGGTCTCGAAGCCGACCGCCTCAAGAGCATGAAGCCCGACCAGGCGTTTGCCGCGATTGTCGAGCAGCTTCAAAAACTGCCAACCGCTGCTGACCGCGCCAACGCCGCCATGAAGATTTTTGGCAAGTCGGGACTCGACGTTCTGACCCTGACCGGCCAAGGGCTAAGAGACGCCAGCAAGGAGGCGGAGAAATTCGGTCTTGCTATCTCGCGTGATATGGCCCGCAAAGCCGAAGACGCCAACGACGCGATTACCCGCCTCGGCGCGGCGGCAGACGGCACGGCTTTACAGGTCGGTATCGCATTGGCTCCAGCGATTGAAGACTTCGCCGAAATCATCACCGACCAGAGCTTTCAAAATGGCCTGATCACGATTGCGCAAACCATCGGCGATATGGCGACGGCGGTAGCGAAACTGGTCAAATACCTTGGTGATATCAGCGAAGGCAAGGTCAGTCTACTGCGCAAGTTGCTAAATATGCGCGGCGGAATGAATGAAGACGGCACCGTAAAGACAACCTTCGGCCCGGATCGAAACTTCCCTACAGGTTTAGGCATCGGCGGACAGTTTCTACCCAAGAACGAAGAAACCAAAACAAAAAAAACAAAAGAAATAAAAGTTGGCAGCACCGACAACCTCAAGTCCCTTTCCATGGATCAGGCCGCAGACGAGCAAGCAGCCATGGCAGAGGCTATGCTTGACGCACGGATGTATTACAACGGCCTAATCTATGCGGAAGAGATCAGACAAGGCAAGGCGCTGGGAGACCTGTGGCGCAACAACCACGCGGGAGAAATCGAAGCCGCAGATGAGCGCGGACAGGAGATGCTCAAAAAAATGGGGTGGGCGCAAGATGTCGTTGATTCGCTGCGTACCCCCATACAAGTCATTCAAGATTACCGCGAGAAACTTGACGAGGCGCTAGAAGACGGCAACCTGACCCTTGAGCAACACGCCCAAGCCTACCAGAAGTTTGCCGATGACGTGCTAGGCGTAGACACCGAGGCGATCACCGACAAATACGACGCGATGTCCGAGTTCACCATTCAAGCGTACCGCAACATGCAGGACGCCGGAGCCGAGTTCTTCGAGGACGCGCTTTCTGGTCAGTTGGATTCGTTCGAGGATTACGCCAAACGTTTTGCCGACATGCTCAACAAGATGGTCGCCAACTATCTCGCGGAAATGCTGCTGATGAAGACGGTCGGCAAAGACTTCGCTGGCGGCTGGATGCAGGCGGGCGTCGGTGCGCTCGGCTCGATTGCTGGCAGTTTTGGTGGCATGAATCAAGGCAGCACCGGTACGCAAGCATCCCAGACTTACGGCCTGGGCGGTAATCTGATTGCGCGGGCGTCAGGTGGGCCGGTGGTTGCCGGTCAAGCATACTGGGTGGGAGAAAAGGGGCCGGAACCGTTTATCCCCTCATCGAACGGCACCATCATCCCCAACGACAAGGCTTTGGGCGGGTCCAATTACGTCACGGTCAATCAGCGCGACGCCAGCATCACCATTCCCATCAACATCGAAAACCGTGACCGCAACTTCGAGGCCGGACTGCGCTCCACCATTGAGAAAGCGGTCGAGTCGTATGTAAGGAGAAGCCTCTGATGGCCAACATGAGTTTAGGCGCGTATGTGTTCGCCAAGAACCCGAGCGCGATCCCGTCGCAGATTCAAAAAGGCAAAGACGTCGCATTTGTCAAGACCTATGACGGCGTGGCCGTGTTTGTTTTCGACGAAATGTTTGCCGGCGAAACCATCCAACTGTCATGGTTGCTGATGTCGACAACCCAGTACGCCGAATTGTTGACGCTTTATCTCGCTGGCAACCCGGTATCCTTCAACCCGCAAGACGGAACGACGAAAACATACAGCGTGGTGATCCAAGACTTGAACGGCGAGTATTTCATCCACATGGCCAACGCCAGCGGCAATTACCGACGCAGTGTCGAGATGACGCTGATTGTAATAGATCAGGAGTGACCACCAGTAATGTCCCTTGCCCTTTCTACAGAACTGCAAGCCGCCCAAGACGGTGTGGTGCATCATCCGGTCTTTGAGCTGACCTCGCACAATCCGGTCGCCAGTATTCCGTTCGACGGCTACCAGGTCAGCGGCTTGAGCGCGGAGTCAGAGCCGAAATTGATTATGCACTCATCCGGGCGGCTGGTGTATGTCTACCTCTACAACGATCTCCCATACATGGGATACTCCGACCTTGACCGGACGCAATGGTACAACGGCAACCCGTTGGCTATTGATGCTAACCGGCTTTGCTCGTCGATTGCTTGCCATGAGATGGCCGATGGGAACATTGCGATTATCGCGGTGCATTACTCGACCATTGCGACAGAGCAGTATGTCTATGGCATGATCTATACGCCGACCGGCACCATCGTCGGCAGCAAAACAACCGCGTTCACATGGGGAACCAATGAAACGGATTATGGCATCACCCTGGCGTTTGACGGAACGAGCTATCGGTGGATTCTTGCGGCTTGTAATTCCGTCCCCGATCCCGATGAATATTATTTCCGCACCGGCACGTCCGCTGATTTTCTAACATGGGACACGGCGACAACGTTTGTACCGGCAACCTTGAGCAACCTGCTTCCTTATGGCAGCCCGCACCTGTTCTTTCCCATAAACGACAACCCTGTTTTGATATTCGACTATGTGGTCAGTTATTCCCCGGAAGGTCTCCCGTTAACCAACATCTACATGATGGAGTCTTTGGATGACGGGGCGACGTGGCAAGCCCCTGTTGCACTGACCACCTATACGACCTACGGAACGATAGGGACACAACCGTTTCTTTCACAATCAACCGAAGATGAAATGTTGTTCACGTTCAGTGAAACCGTCCCAACACTGTATATCGGTGCAAACGCTTCCGGGTGGTCTCCTGTTAATGCGTCGTTTGCAACAGAGAACGAGGCCTATTTTATCGCCTTCGATGCAGAGAATCGGACGGTGTTTGTCGGGGGCCACAGCAACTACGCGTCCGCTGGAACCAAAGGCGTCACCCTCGTCGACTTAGACGCTTGGGAAGCCGTAGACTATTGGGATTCAGGGTCAACCCCAGCGTTGGTCGGGTCGGCGCAGCTTTACTACAACTCAAGGGATACAAGAGCGTTTAATGGCAAAACCGCAGTTATGCACACGTCAAATACGGTCGCCATTATCGACTCTGTGAATAATACAATCCACTACTGGTATCTGCTAGAGGGGTCTGGAAGGAACGTTAATTACGACTATACCACCGAGGTCGGGTTTAACCGTTCCTTTCAACTGAATGCGATAAGCATGGATGAAGATGGCTATGTTTACCTGAAGCTCCATTCCGGGGGTATTTCATGGCCTTACGACCAGATAATAAAAATCCACATAGACGCCACCCTCAACGGGGACATGTATGATTCCGTTGAACTCTACCCCCAGACCTCCGGAAACATAGGCGGATATCCGCGCATATTCAAGTCTGCCGGTTATTACTTGTCGGGTTCCGCCGGAGGGGTTTTGCATGCGTGGGTAATCAGCGGCGACACCTTCGGCTATACCAGTTTTTCTTTTAGCCTGGCAGCAAACAACATCCCGACGTCTACGCTCCAGGATTACTGGACGGATGGGGTATATATCTATCTGGCCACGTCTGGATATCCAGGTTTATTCAAATACAACATCTCAGACGATTTTGGGGAGCACCTCCTCGCCCCCATGGTTCAGGACAGCACCTTTCTCACGATTAACTACGACAGCACGCTCAACGCCTTGATGTGTTGCAGTATTACCGAAGGACTTTATGTTTATTATCTAAGCACAGACGAGTGGGTGGCGTATAACGCAACGACAATTCCAGGTATCACGCCGGGAGGTGACGACCGGTTCCAAAACGCGTTTTACGATTCCGTTAATGACGGGTTCGTGGTTGGCGTTAAGTCGGAATTGCTGGTGGCTTATGATAACTACGGCGGCATTCTCTTTATCCCGCGTGCTGGCAAAATATCAAGAATCAAATATGCCTACGGCACAGAAAGTTCAGGATGGACGTTCGGAACACCGGCTGATTTAGTCACAGACACCACCGCCTCCAGTGCATCGACAGCTTATGTCGAAGGGTCAACGGAATTCTATGCGCTCTGGGTGGATGACAACCCGATGGACAACACCCAAAAGCTGAAATGGGACAAGTCGGAGGCATGGTTTAATTTGACGCCGTACCTGCTTAAGGACGCTGAAATTGCATGGACGCCGAACAGCGTTGGCAGGCCATCAACGCTTGATTTTGCCGTTGGCAAAGGGGAACTGTTCGACATTTATAATCTAGGGTCCATGTTGAGACTTTATTTGCAAAGAGGGCGCAAGTTAAAGTTAAGGGTAGGGGAGACGATTGGAGTCACCGATTATCTCGTCAATCAAGGGTCTTATTTTGTCGAGTCAGTGGAAGGGCCGGAGTACGAGAGGGGCAACGACAGACCGTTAATTTGTAGAGTCTCAGCGATAGATAGACTCTCAAGGTTGCAAGAGCAGGAGATAACGGCGACAGAGTACCTGTCAAACGTGTTGGCCAGCTTGGCCTTTAAAACGTATGCCGACGCCTTGGGCGCAGTAGACAGCAGTCTTGACATAGGTGATGTCTCGTTTGTCGGCGACGAAACCCTGTCTAGCCAGTTTATTGATATGACACTATACGATATTCTCTACACTCTTGCATGGCGGTACGGCTGTATCCCTCGCTATAACATGGATGGATATCTTGATGTGGTTAAGATGCCGCCAACAGGTTTAACCCATACATACATCGACAACAGCGCGATTATAAAAATATCACCCGATTCAAGATATGCGACAAATATCAACTCAGTGACAGTTACCGGACAAATGGACGACTTAATTCAAGTCGTACACTCTGAAGAAAAGGTACAACAGTTAAACGGAAGCGCTGGTTGGTGGGGCGATAGTAAGTCATACCGGGTTTACTACTCCGAAGACAAAGAAATGCGGTGTATAAACCCAAGGCTTGATGTTGTGTCAACTATTGAGTCGATTGGGTTTGAATTGGCTGGCGGTTGCTCTGAATATATCGACTACGAAGACCCTGACGGAAAATTTGTGGATATCAAGGTGGATGTCCCTAACTTGACTGCCGCGCTAGTGGCAGCAATAGGCACCTATGCTGGCGGTGTTGCCGTACCTGACTGGACCGTCGCTGTCATAGGGGGGATAACAATCCCAATGGGAAGGATTATAGAGGGTGTCGGGGCTGTCGCTGCTTTCAATATCCTCGGCAGCATCGCAACGTTTCAATATAACCTCTTTGCCCAGCCTGTTGGTTATGTTGCCAGGGACATACAGGCAATAGCAAAATCGGACGCCGACATTTCAAGTTTGGGAGGGGTTTTCCCGCAAACCATTAAGGGGTACAACTGCAACTCTGTGGCGGACTGTTTCGCGGTTGCTGATAGAGAACTTGAGATCGCAAAGGCCCAAAGGAGGCGCATAAAAATATACAAAAAAACACATTTACAAGATGAACCGGGGGATGTTCTGTCGTTTGTCCATCCGTTCACCAAACAAACTCTCTCGGTTGGTGTAGTTGAAATAAGCCGGACATATAAACATGGCGAGGGTATTTTTGACGAGATCCAGGGGTGGGTGAAACAGTGAAAACATACGGCAGACGATTAATCAGGCGCAGCGCAGAAAAAAGCATCGCCAAAACAAAAGAGAATAGATATGCAATCGTCAGGTCTGTAGACAAACTCACCCGCAGTGCGATAGTCAGGGTGCAGGGGTCGGATGTTGACATTTATATTGATTGGCCGGAGGGGAAGTATCAACAGCCTCCCTGGCTGCGGGTCGGTAACGCGGTTGTGGTTCAGCACCCGGAAGGCTCACAAACAAAAATGGTGATGATAGGAGAGGGGGCGTCAATCCCCACCCCGGTCGGTGCCGGTTCGGTCTTACCAACTCAACCAGTGACAGAAAATAAGGTTATTTCTGGGTGCGGTGTTGTGGTTGGTTCTGGGATGAACCTTGATGTGTATGGCGGAGAGTACCGGATCGGGAACATTATCTATGAGCTTAACCCAACATCAGTAGAGCTATCGGCAGCGCCATCAAGCCCAGACTTTAGAATAGACATGTTGTATGTAGGGACTGACGGTATCCTTCACTTAACGACAGGGACACCACATGCTACCGCCCCTGAACCCCCTGACCTTGTGTCAGAGCATGTCGCTATTAAATATATAATGGTTCCATATGGGACGACGCAGATAGATCAGGTTTTTGTTGGTACAACAGCAGCCCCGGCATTCCTTCAATTTACTCTCTCTATGTCGTCAACATCGTTGGAATGGGGAACAACAACGACGACCGGGACACTTTCGATGTTAGACCAGTACGGGAAACCATTCTCTATAACATCGACAGCGGCAGCAGAGATATTATCAGGCAACGGTCTGTTACAACATGCGTCTGACACGCCATCAACCTCAATAACATGGTCAATGTCTGGAACATCGACAACATTTACCTATACCCGTGGCGGCATAGACAATATAGCTGTTATGGGGTCGCCTGTAGACTCTGCTCCAATGCTGAAGGTAACGCTCGGCGACGGTGATTACAGGTTGGCACCTATCGAGATTTACGACTCGCTAGGAGATTTTATGCACTAAGCATGGTAACTGACCGCGCCGTCATGGGTGATCCGGTCGATTCGTCGCCCACCATAAAGGTCTCCATTAATTCTGACATTTTTGTTTATACGGCCATAGAACTTTACGACTCGCTTGGCGAATTCATGCCATAAGGAGAGATTATGCTCGGCCAATCAATCGATTTAACCATCCCCTCCAATGGATCGCTGTATAAGTTGATCAACATCCGCACCCAGCAGGATATGGCGACCTGGACCGGGCGCTGTTATCTCTACGACCCGGCAGACCCGACCGTTGCCGTTGCGACGCCGACCGTCACCCTTGACGATACAGCCAAAACCGTGGCGCTGTATCTGGAAAGAACTGCCATCGTCGAACTGCTGACCGGCACCCGTCGCGAGTTGGGTTTGACCTTGTTGCTGCGGCCCGGCCTTGACAGCGAGGTGCAGTTCGTCGACGGCAAGGCGGTCATCGTTCAAGGGGGGCCGGCATGGTCGTAAGCTGGCCACCCCAAGCGGCCTCAGTCGTGTTTCCGCCGTCCATGACAATCCGCTGGCCGCAAGCGATCACGATTACGGTGCCGGTGTTTCCGGCGCGGATCGTCGTGCAGCCAGGTGACCCGATAAAGTTCGAAGACGGGACAACGATCAAACTGGAAGACGGCACGGAACTGACCTGGGAATAATTGCTAAACGGCTGTCGTGAGACACCCTCATCCCGAAAGCCCCGCTCCGGCGGGGCAAGCTGGAGAACACACATGAGATTTATACTGATACTCGCCATGCTGATCATTCCATGGTTGTCCTATGCGGCCCCTTGGTGGGAAGAATCTCCCGGAGGTGCGGCCTCAACAGTCAACGATACTGATCGGTTTATGCTTGAGCAAGGACTTGAGACGCACACGGTTACGTTTAGCATCCTCAAGTCGGTACTCACGACCTACTACAGCACCCTGTATGCCCTGACCGGCCACGACCACAGCGGCGTGTACCTGGAATCCGAGAGCGACCCGGTGTTTGCGGCATGGGATAAAGACTACGCTGACCTGATCAACACGCCGTCACTACCGACCTCCGGTATCGATTTCGACCCGGTCGGCACCGACAATTCTAGCGACGAACTGACCGCTGACGAACTTGCAGCGATTCAGGGTGCGGCTACTCCGAGTGCAGTCAACGTCCTCGCCACCATGAATGACGTGGCCAGTGCAGGCGGCGGCGATATAACCGGCGTCACCGCAGGCACCGGGCTTTCCGGAGGGGGCAGCACAGGCGATGTGACACTTAATCTCGCCAACACAGCCGTCACCCCTGGGGCCTACACCAACGCGGATGTGACCGTCGATCAGCAGGGGCGGATTACCGCCGTTGCCAGTGGTACGGGAGGCGGGGCGGTTGATAGCGTTAACACGCAGACCGGCGTTGTCGTTCTCGACGCGGATGATATCGACGACACGACAGCCGCGCACAAGTTCGTGACGGCAACCGATCTGACCAACTTGGGCAATCTCTCCGGCACCAATACCGGCGACCAGGACTTGGGCGGCAAAGAGGATGTCGGTGTGGCGCAAGGTATCGTGGACACCCATGAGACAACGCACCCGGCACCAACGCTGCGGGACACGCGCAACCAGGTTGCAGGGGACTACGCCACTGGAGCCGAAGGGGATCTGGCGACAACCGCCGTTCAGCCAGCGGATAACATCTCGACGTTGACCAACGACAGCGGCTTTATCACCGCCGAGACCGACGACCAGACTCTCGACCTGACCGGCAACACCCTCTCGATTGAGAGCGGCAACAGCGTGGATCTCTCTGGCTATCTCGACAACACCGACAGTCAAGCAGCGGCGGCAGTGCCCATCACCGACACCGGCACCTACTTTACCGGCACCGATGTGGAAGCGGCCTTGCAGGAAGTCGGCCCGACCATGACCGACGCCCGCACCCCGACAGCGCATGACAACACCGCGCACAGCGAAACGTATCTGGTCACAGAACTCGATCCCGCGCTGACTACCCACGAATCCACCTATCCCCACAGCGACATCGAACACGCCAATCGTACGGCGCTGGATTTGGTAAGTGGGGAGAATACGGGGGATCAGGATTTATCGGGCAAGCAGGATGTGTTGCTTGGCTCTGAGGCTGTGTTCGATGGGTGGGATAAAAATGCGGCGGACGATTTTGACGGGGCGTATGGCTCTCTGTCGGGAACACCGACAACCTTTGCACCCTCAACCCATGCCGCAACTCACGGCGCAGGCCAGACGGATGCCGTGACCATCACCGAAGCGCAGATATCCGACCTGACGCATACCGTCAATACGGATGCGCAGGACTTGACACTGGTCGGCAACACATTGGCCGTAACCGGCGATCCGAATACCGATGTAGATTTATCGCCGTATCTCGACAACACCGATGATCAGACCGCTCTCGACGTTGCGACCACGACCACCGGCTTTGCGGGACTGCTTTCTGACGCCGACACTGACGTGCAAAAAGCCCTCGATACGCTTGACGATTATGTTCCGGCATGGACGGACATTGATTTTACAGGGACAACTGGCCTTAGTGACGGGATCGACAACACAGGCATACCACCTGAAATTATTCTCTATGCTGATTACGGTACTCCGGCTGCTGCTGCTACGGATTGCACCTCTGGAGTAGAATTATGGGTTGACTCTCCCGATACTTTCATCGCACAGACTTTGGACTTTACGGGGTGTCCTGTTCGTTTTATGCCTGGGTCAGTTTGGACATTTAGCGGCGGTGCAAATAGTGTATCTATTGGGGAGATTATCGCTGGGTCTACGCAGCAGATATTTGAAAGCCCTGCTGATGGAGAGTTGACAATCGGGCTGGATACTAAAGACGTATTCTTTGCTTGGTTCGGTCCCGAAAATAACTGTACTGACGATGACTACTTGGAATATCAAGCGGCATTCGACGCGATGAGTGACGGGCAATCGCTTTGGTATCCTGTAAATGGCTGTATTCGATTGTCGCAGGGGGTCTTCTCGAACGACTCTATTAACCTTTATGGTAGAGGGTCAAAGATAAAACCCGATGATCAGTACGAGGACGCCGGGAACGATTACCTTGTGTGGTTGGCCGGTGACACGCTTGACACTGAAACAGGCTTAACCGTCTCTATCGTTGCGAACACTAACCATTTTACCAAACCTGCTGCTTTGGCCGTGGCTGTTGGTAACTACGTCAGGATATACGATTCAATCAACAACCACTCTACCGATGCCGGTGGGCAGTATTACGGAATGGAAGGTGTTGTTATTGATATCGTTGGCAGTGAGGTTTATCTGTCGAGCGAGTCGCAGTTTGCTTGCACTGCCGATACAGCCTACGTTACTGACACGCTAAAATCTCCAGTAATTGATGGCTTCATTTTTGACGACACGGCACACACAGCATCATTTGTCCCTTCCGCACTGTTGCGATTAGACTCAGCGTTCGACGCACAGATTACGGCCAATAAATTCTACGGGTCTGATTATTCGGCAATAGCTATTGCATTAACCGGATCAAAAAACACCATATCAAGGAATATTATATCAAACTTTCTGGATTATGACGGGCAAGAGTCTCCCGCAGGGAGAACAGGTTACGGGGTAAATATTTCTGGCAACGAAAATATCGTTGAGCATAACACTATCGCCAACACAAAGCACTCAATCTCTTTCGGCGGGACTCCTGTTGCTGTTCGCAACACAGCCCGAAATAACTGGATTTATAATGAGGCAAGCAGACAAGTCTATTATACTGCACCATATACAGGAGCGGGAAGTTACCCATTATTCCATGCAGCCATAGACTCCCACGCAAACAACGGGTCTTTGCTATTTGAAGGTAACACAGTTATTCACCCATCAGGCAGTACAGTAATAAACATCCGTGGGCTTGCAGGACAAATCAAGGATAACAAAATCACGGTCACAAACTCCGCAGCAGCCGATCCAGTAGCAGGGATGATATGGTGGAACGACTCAACTTTTGATAGAGATATAGAGTTTCATGGAAACGAGATTGAAAGTCTTGAGACTGATTATAGTTATGATTTATTCAGTTCTTCCTACGGAACCTCCCCACGGCTTCGCTTCACGATGGGAACAGATAACACTGTGACAGGTCTGATTGATGTTGAAACCCCACCCTGCCAGTCTTACCTTCGAGGTCAAGTGTGGTCAGTAAAGTCTGCGAGTGGTACCAAAGACGAATTTAAAGTATGTGAGCGTTCTGCTGCTGGTACTTACGCATGGCAGCAGACAACCTTGCCTGTAGGTACCAGCAAGCAGATGTTAATTCACAACGGAACGTCTTTCACAGCGCAAACACTCGGAACAGGTGGAGATGTGGAGTTCGGCACCGGCCATAACCTCGATATTCAGCCAGAGGTCATCGACGAAGCTAACCTAAAGGTCAGCAATGATCCCGTCAATGGGTACTCGTTGACGGCAAACACGGGAACAGGGGGCTTTACTTGGGTCGATGTTTCTGGTGGTGGTGGTGGCCTGACGGACCCCATGACAACAAGAGGGGAT